CAATTACAACGAGCTACGCTGGAGAAAAACTACAAGGTTTTATCTCTGCTGCTTTGCTTTCTGCAAATACTATCGAGAATGGTGGTGTTACAGTAAAACCGAATGTAAAATTCAAACAAGTAATCAAGAAACTTTCAACGAATGATTTAGTAGCTGATAGTGGCTGCGACTTCGCTGCAACATCTGAAGTAACTCTTACTGAGCGTTACTTAGAGCCAAAAGAATTTATGGTAAACTTACAACTTTGTAAGGCTGACTTTAGAAGCGATTGGGATGCTATTTCTATGGGAATGAGCGCACATGACTCTATTCCTCCAGCTTTCTCTGACTATCTATTAGGACACGTAGTATCTAAAGTAGCTGAGAAGATTGAGAATACTATCTTTGCTGGTACAGATGCAACTGGTGGTGAATTTGACGGATTTTTAGCTTTAGCTGCTGCTGATGCTACTGTAGTAGATGTAGCTGGTACAACTATCGACGCTTCTAACGTTATCGCTGAATTAGGTAAAGTAGTAGATGCAATTCCAACTACTGTTTATGGACAAGAAGATTTATCTATCTATATCGCTCCATCAACTGCTCGTGCTTACATTAGAGCTCAAGCTGCTTTAGGATATAAAGATTTATACCACGTAGGACAGACTGCTCTTGATTTCGAAGGAGTTAAATTGTTTGTATCTAACGGTATGCCAGCTGACAAAATGATCGCTGCACAATCTGGAAACCTTATGTATGGTACTGGATTACTAAATGATAAGAATGTAGCTAAAGTTATCGACATGGCTGACATCGATGGTTCACAAAATGTACGTATCGTTTTACGATATACTGCAACTGTAAACTTTGGTATCGGATCTGAGATCGTTCTTTACTCTGCATAATCAACTTTAATAAGGGGGGGTAAAACCTCCCTTATATTAATAATAATAATAACTTAAAAACTAAAACTATGGCTTGTGATTTTACTGGTGGTAGAGTAGAGGCTTGTAAAGAAAGCGTTGGTGGATTGAGAAACTTATATATTGCAAACTTTAACTCTGCAATGTATGATGCTTTAACTCTTGGTACTGACGATGAGATTACAGGACTTGGTTCTGCTATTACTACATACAAATTTGAGTTAAGAGGTGAAAACAACTCTTTTGAGGAGACTAACGAAAACTCAAGAGACAATGGAACTTCTTTCTGGACTCAGTCAGGTGCTATCTCACTTAAAGTGCAAGATGCTGCATCTCAAAAACAATTGAAACTTCTTTCTTACGGAAGACCTCATGTAATCATTGAAGATTATAATGGTAATTTCCGTATTGCTGGAGCCCAAAATGGTGTTGAATTTTCTGTTTCTACATCAACTGGTTCTGCAATGGGAGACTTAAACGGATATAGCATTACATTTGAAGGTAAAGAATTATCTCCTTCATCTTTCATCGACTCAGCTATTATGGGTGATGCTGCTGGATTTGTTATCGACGCGGCTCTTATGAATGCATAAGAATTGTTAATACTTTAATATAAAGGGGGGTACAGAAATGTACCTCTTTTTTTATGCCTTATAGTTAAGGAACAATTAATTGAAATTCTCGTTATATAGATATGAATATACTAGACATAAACGATTTACCTACAATAACCATGCAGATCTCTGGAAGAGAAGGTACTGCTAGTGGTGCTTGGATTATAAATCAAGAGAAAAAACAGACTCTAGAGTTAAGTGCTGGAAATGTAAATTATACCGCTGGAGAACAAGCTATACTGATTCTTGACGATGGACCATTTATATCATCTATAGAGTCTAATACAACGTTATCAATTATTATATTTAACGGAAACATTCCTTTATACAGGGATATAGTTAAGTTCAGAGGTGAATTAAATTCTGTAGACTTCTACTCACAGTACGATCACTCTGCAGATTACTACGTGTATGAAAGTGAAGATGATTCTGAAGGTTTAGGAGATGGAACTGTTGATGCTGGAACTGGAGATACTGGAGGCGGTGGCACCGGAGATACTGGAGGAGGAGATACTGGAGGAGGTACTGGTGATGTAGTTATAAGTGACTTTGCTATAAAGTTTGATCGAGACAACAACGGTCAAGGTGAAATGAGAAGTAACGGTATTGACAGATATGTTGAAACTACAGGAAATGTAAATATGGGTGGTGACTTTAAAGTTAGAACACTTGAGTATGGAGAGTTCGAAGCTACTCCAGTTTCGTTAGAAGAAGTTTTAGTTTTCGATTACGACTTTGATAGAAACAATGGAAACCCAACAGGGTGGCACCCAACACTAGAAGCCAATACACCTGAATTAGAAGGTCCTTATTATCACTTTGCTGCCGGTTATGATCAGCAAGCTAGTGAGACTTTGATAGATCTAATGATTAACGATGAGTTATCAATAGTTAATATTGAAGATGCATCGGTATTTAAAGAGGATACAATAGCCGATTGGACTGTTGGTATGAGCTTATATAAAGATGCAACAGGAACCCCTATAATGGATGGCAGAGCTAGTTATTGGGATAGGTATCATTTCATAACTAAGAATGCAGCTGGAGATTGGACAATGATTAGAAGTACAGACAGCATCGTCACTCATGTAGAAGTTGTTAAAGACACAACTTACTTAAAGTTTGTTGAAATGTTTAGTGTGGGGGTAGTAACATCTCCTTACATAGCTAGACCTACAGATTGGGCAGACTTCTTACTTTGGTTTGATAATCAATTAAATCTTCCCAACCCAGACGTCCGATGGGATGACTCTAGGACTTCTGCTATAAGTATAACAAGACACGTCTATGATTTTAGTGACAGTCAATTAATTTCAGTTGGAGACGATCTTATAAGGAGAGCGTATGGACACAATACTCAAATATCATTCCCTACTAATTTAACCGGTATACAGTTAGATCCTGAATCAGAAGGAACAACATATCAATACTCAACACAGGCATCTACTAGAGATGGAGTTAACTTTTTATTAACTCGAGTGGATATGGTTACAGGGCAATACACTAACTATGAATGGTACACAGTAACGTAATGTAATTAATTCGTTATAAACCTATAGACAAAAGAAATATGGAAAGTAATAATGTAAGAGTAGTTAACCTATCTGGATACCAGACACCTGTTGTAAAAGAAGTTTACAATAAGGATTGGGTTGAGTACGGTGAAAACAACGACTACTTCAAGAAATTGATAGATAACTATTTAGGCTCACCTACTAACTCTAGATGTATTAACGGTATCGTTGATATGATTTCTGGTAGAGGATTAGAGGCAACTAATAGAGAGGATAACCCAGAAGGTTATTTAAAGATGAAGATGTTACTACCTAAGAAGCAGATTAAAAGAATAGCACACGATTATAAGATGCTAGGTCAAGCTGCTATACAGGTATCGTATAACAAAAGAAAGACTAAGATATTAAAAGTATCTCACTTTCCTATGGAAACTCTTAGAGCTGAGAAAGCTGGTAAAGACGGGGTTATTGGTGCTTACTACTTTCATCCAAAGTGGAGTGAATTAAAAGCTACAGATAGACCTAAAAGAATCCCTACATTTAATAACGGAACTAAAGGTCAGCATAATGAGCTTTACGTAATTAAACCATATAGAAGTGGATTCTATTACTATGCTCCAGTAGATTATAATGGATGTTTACAGTACTGTTCTTTAGAAGAGGAAGTGTCTAACTACCATATTAACAATATCAAGAATGGTTTACAACCGTCTTTATTAATTAACTTTAATAACGGTACACCACCAGAAGAAACTCAAGCTGCTTTAGAGCGTAAGATATACGATAAGTTTTCAGGTAGTTCAAATGCTGGTAAATTTATTATTGCATTTAATGAGTCTGCTGAAACAAAGGCTGATATAGAACCAATTCACTTACCAGATGCTCACGCACAGTATCAATTTATGAGTGACGAAGCTACTCAGAAGATTATGTTAGGTCATGGTATTGTATCACCTATTCTATTAGGTATTAAAGATAATACTGGATTCGGTAATAATGCAGAGGAACTAAGAACTGCTGCTGTACTTATGGATAACGTAATTATCAGACCGATACAGGATGAGATTATAGATGCTCTTAACGATATATTATTGTTTAATGAAATTGTATTAGATTTATACTTTGTAACACTACAACCTATTGAGTTTACTGAGTTAGATAATATCTCTACTAAAGTAAAAAGAGAAGAAGAAACTGGAGAGAAGCTAAGTTCAGATGTTGAGCTTAGTGAGACTCCTGTGCTAGAGGAAATAGAAGTAGTATTAGAGGAAGTTAAACCAACAGACGAAGAAGAATAAGATGGCAAGAAAAGCATTATTTATAAGTGTAGCTGACTTGAAAAAGAAGTCACTAATAGACGGAAACGTAGATTCTAGTAAGATAGTTCAATATATTGAGGTCGCTCAAGACATCCATATACAAAACTACTTAGGAGGTAAGCTATATAAGAAATTACAATCTAGTATAGTAGACGGAACTATTAACGATGAGGTTAACGCTGACTATAAGAACTTGTTAGACGAGTTTATTAAGCCGATGTTAGTTTGGTACACTCAAGCAACGATACTGCCTTACAGTGCCTTTACATTAAAGAATGGAGGACTACATAAGCACACAGCTGAGAATGCTGAAGCTGTATCTAAGGATGAGGTTACTTATCTAACTCAGAGAATGAATGATACTGCTGAGTTTTATACAAAGAGATTTCTTGATTATATGTGCTTAAACAGTAATAAGTTTACTGAGTACAGTCAGAATAGCTCTGAGGATATGTATCCAGATAAAGAAGTTAATTACACAGGAGGTTGGTATATTTAATATTATGAGTCTAAAAAAGAAAGCAAGTATATAT